AGCCTTCTCTGATTAAATCCTTCATCTCCTCTGATATTTGCCTTGCTAACATCTTATTCCCCCTTAGACTTTGAAATACCTTTATATTTCAATTTTTCCAATTATTGAATGTAACAATATTAGTTTCTACAAAATCTCCCAATAGTAAGTCTAATTTGAGCATTTTTTTTCCTCCTACACATTAACATATACTTTTGGTCTTTTCTTCCTCATACATTGCGGAATATATCCTACGCAGTCCACAATATCATCGTGTTCGCCTTCCGGGAATTTTGTTAGTTCATCTTCAAATTCATCTAATTGCGGGAGCTTATTCCAGATAAATACTTTTCCTGTTTCAAATTTTGCACTCATGGAATTTGCTCTGGTTACTTTATCACCTATCGGGTCTAATTTTCTGATTGAAATATCAATTAATGTATTCATTTCATCTGCCAACACCGCCTGATATTGGTTTGATTCGATTCCTAACCAACCTAAAGGTGAATTTCTGCGGTAGTGTTCCGGAGTTAGTCTTTTTTGTTCAGCCCAACTAAAACGTCCTCTTAATAGATTCGTGATGTAGATATTCCCTTCTCTGTCCACCCCGAAAGTCAAAATTACAAAATAATCTGCTGTTTCTTTTTTGGATAATGCTAAGTCGCAAGTCTGATAGAAAGCGATGTCTTTAATTGGGATTCGCTTTCCGTTGGTTAGGACATAATATTCTCCGTCCTTTTTAAAGTAATTAAACCATTCACGCTTGAAGATTGAGCCTTGTTTCATGAGGGTTACATCATTCTGGTATTGAGCATTAAATCTCATTGAGCCTATTTTGGATTTAATATCAAGCAATTTCTCAATACTCCAAACTTCTGGCCAATATGATTCCCCATTATCCAGAATGGCTTTGTTTGTTCCCTTATTATATTTTATTCCTCTTTCTAACAATCTTCCATACATATCGTCAGCATGATAGCGAGTGCCATTCCACTTTATTACTCCTCCTCTAACCAACATTGGAACACAAGTCATTCCAATCCAGTTTTCCAATTTATCCCTTTGGTATTGTGTCCGGGAGTTTTCTAAATCTACTATGTCATCAATCAATATATCATCAAATTCATATCCTGTTATTGAACTTGAATATCCAAATGCTGTAACTGTAGAGCCTTTTTGTATTTTGTCTGCCCCTGCTATAATGAATTCCTTTTCACTCCATCTTCTGGTTGGCATTAATTGAGGATATAATGCTGTAAGTATTTTATTGTTTTCACATTGAAGTTTGATTTCAGAAGCAAAATGTATTGCCTGTCCTTCAGTATCGGAGGATATGCCTAAACGGATATTAGGATTTTTTGCCATTTTGTAGATATATGACATTCCTTTTACAGTAGTCTTGGCTGATTTTCTTGGTCCTAAACATAAATCTTCTTCCGGAGTTAAAGCATCATAAAACCATTTTTCATGAAAGTCTTTAAATTCATAATCCGGATAAAGTATTTTGCTTAAATACCATGGCTCATCATCAATCTTTTTTCTTATCTTTTCCAGACATATTTGCAAGTGATTCGAAGGCAAGTCTAATAACTTCATTTTTTTCTTCCTCTGATAAATTGGTTTCTAATTTGCCTTTAACGTTGAGATTGTGTTCTTCGACTGGCTTTAATCCAACACCATCTAATACATATTTTATAAGGTCAGCTTTTACGTAACTATCTGCTATTTTTTCATCACTTTGTAAGATACTAACCAATCTTTGAAGTGCGGCTTCACTAATTCGATACAACCTTAATTTATTTCTGGATTTTAAGTCTTCTATTCTTCTGTCTAATTCTTCCTCTACCTTAGGATTTCTTAGCAATTGTGAAGCGTTTACCATAGCTACATTATCGTCTTTGGTTTCGTACCCTGCATCTATATAGGCTTTCTTTTGTGTTTTGCCTTCTAATAGTCCGTCTATAAATTTTAATTGTCGGATATTTAGTTTATTTTGTTCTTCTTGGTTTTCTTTTTTAGGCATTTAGTTTTCCTTATAATATATTTTCATCATATACAAAAAGGGAGTATCAAATAAGGCTATTATTAGTTTTACAATATATTGCCCTACTATCATTCCAAATAAAACATTATTCGGCATTGTTCCATAAAAAGCAATAGAAATAAATAATACTGTATCTATTAATTGGCTTGACATGGTAGAGGCATTATTCCGTAACCATAAATGCTTTCCTTTGGTTACTTCTTTGATTTTATGAAATACAAATACATCCCAATTCTGGCTGAATATATAAGCAACCAAAGAGCCTAATACAATCCTGCCTGTCATTCCCAATGTAGTTTTTATTGCTTCCTGCCCTTCCCAAAAAATAGGATATTCCCATGCTATTACAATATGCACTCCTAACACCAATAATACTGACCCGATAAATCCACTTGCTATTGCTATTTTTGCATCCTTTTTACTGTAAAATTCGCATAATGCGTCTGTAATCAAAAAACTCACTCCATAAACGATTACTGCCGCTGGAACAACATACCCTCCAAACACTACTAATTTATTCGCAAATACTTGAGCCATTACTATTAATGCTGTGTAAATTCCTATTAATAATCCCTTACCATAAATTTTCCCTAAAATCATTGACCCTGTAGCCATTGCTAAAGTAACTAAAATCCATAACAATATTATTACCATTATATTCACTCCTTTTATAATAAATTTATTATTTTATAACCTAAATAGATTCCGAATATTCCTATAATTCCCTCAATAACCATAGGAGCAGGAATTGGTAATTTAAAATACCCAAACACTGCACCAGTTATAAATCCTGTTATCAGACATTTTATATATATCATATCTTCTCCATGTATTTTTGAAATTTAATCCATTCCTGTAAATTATGTTGTTGAGCTAATTTATATCCATGGTCTTTTACTCTTTTGTTTTTTGTTCTGCTTTTCACACAATAAATTGCATTTCCTATAGTTTTTTCCATTCTTGCATATCTTTGCCCTGCTAACCAATTTGTACTGTCTACGCTATCAAAATTATATAATTTTAATTTATCTTGTTTTGGAGTAAATCCTAACCCATGAATCATACAATTATTTTCATGGGCAGTATTAATAAACCATTTAAAATATTTCCACTCTGTCCTTTTTATTTCGTTTGATACAATTCCTCCGATGGCTATATAATCGTAATTTTTACATAAATAAATAAATTCTTCTTTTCCTCTTGCCTTATGCCAAACTGGTATGCATTTTTTATTAGTTCCCTGTTCCAGTGTTTTTCTTAATAATTTAACATTATTATAACCGATTACATTGTCTATATCGATTTCAAAAAATAACTCAATTTTGAAATGGTTTATGTAATCAATATACCGTTGAGTATAACCTTTCCAATCAATATTATTAGCATTTTTTGTTTTTTTACTTCCCATAAAAGTAAAAGCCCCTGAATCCAACATAAATCCCTTACAATCACTGCTATTTTTGTATTTTATTATATATTCCTTTACATAAAAAATACTTTCTAATATATATAAAGGTTTATATTTATATACATATTTCATGTTTTTTTCCGAAAATATTGTGCTTAATGACGCTAAATATATTCTGATATATTTATCCTTTCTCCACATTTAGGGCAAGTTATAAATTTTTCTTTTTCTTTTTGTTCACTATCTTCACTATCTTCAAAAAAATTATCAATATCCATATTATTCATAATTGTATCAGCTTCATCTATTTTAAAACCAGTAAGTTCGATTTTAAATCCGATTTCTTTTAATGCAATAAATTCCTGTCCAAGCTTTTCATAATCATATTCGCTTTCTGCTAATTTATTATCTGCTATCCGGTATGCCTTTTTTTGTTCTTCAGTTAATTCATCATTAACAATACAGGGAAGTGTCTGCTTGTCTATTTGTTTTGCGGCTTCATATCTTCCATGCCCTGAAATAATATTCTTTCCTTTATCTACCAATAAAGGCATAACAAACCCGAATTCATGAATGCTTTTAATAATTTTGTCTATTTGTTCCTGTGGATGTTTTTTGGGATTATTTTCATAAGGTTTCAATTCTTCTATTTTTATTTCTTTTATAATCATTTTTCCCTCCTAATGATACCAATTATAATATTGAAGGTTTCACCAGTCGGTGAGCTGATGATATTTCGTGGACTGATTTTATATAATACATTGCTTCACCAAATAATCAAACTTCTTCCCACAAAATGGGCAAGTTATCTCCATTGTTATTTTATCTTCACTTTTCGTTGAGCTTAAATTTTCGGATATTCCTTTGGCTTCTTTAATTTCCAATCCCAAATCACTCAAACTCAAAGTTTTGGCTTTGTAAATCCATTCGTCGAAATCTGGCTGGTCTTTAAATTGGGATATACGATTTAGTTTCGAGTATCCTATTTCCGTTAACCCCTCTATGTCTGATTGATTAGACTTTTCAAAGAACGTTTCGAATACATTTATTATAGCATAGACTGTACTGCGATTTAAAGCAAGCTCTGGAATTGCTATGTATTCTTCGAATGTCACGCAACCTTTTTCAAGGTACAATTTGTTATCCCTTACTAATTTTAGCATTCCGCCCATTTTGATAAAACTTCTCTCAATGTCTTTTTTGAGTTCAATAACTTTATCATGAATGTTTGTTTTGGTTTCGGTTAATTCATTCATTTTCTTCTACCTCTATTTCACTTTTCAAATCTTCTAAATATTTGCTTATCTCTTTATTTCCGGCAATAAACTTTCCGCTTACTGCCAATCCAAATTCAAAAGCAATAAATTCATTATCTTT